GAGCTCTTTATAACCACGAACAAAAGAAGTTCGGAGACCAGGGTACTTTCGTTTGATTTTCTTTTCGATACGGGCATCTTCAATCACATTCAAAAATGACTTGAAGTTTTTGCCGTTAGCACAAGAAGCATCATGCCAACCGTCAGCTGGTGTATATTGAGCATGGCCAACTTCGTGACCCATCAAAAGGTCATACAAGTCGCCAGACATGTCTTTCCAAATGGGACAATAGAGAACACGGTTTTTAGGATCAAACGCAGCGGTCGGCAATTTCTTATGCTCGATGCGAATGTTTTCGGTAGCAAGTAATTTTGCTAATTGAGATTTTGTTTCAGTAGTAAATGCGGTCATAATAGCCTCTGTCAACTGTATATTCCAATTATACTACCAATTGAATAAGAAGTCAAGCTACTTGTTGTTTTTTCACAACACAAGTTAGTGACTACTTACTTACTTGGATGGAGCGGTTCAAAGGAGTTAAACCTTTCTACCTACGGGGGTAGGCTGTCTCGGACTCACCGCATTAGAAACATTATAACAAATTACCTCCCGACTTGTGGCAAATATTTATTCTTTGCCTCAAGCCAGGTCAGGTAACACAAATCATCATAGAACAAAGTGTCTGTCGATACCTTATTCTTCTTTGCCAGCTGCTTGATGCGGCCTTTTGCATGTTTGTGCTTCCATATACTACTTAGTGATTCTACGCTCGTATCGAACAGTTTTTTCATATCTTTGCCGTCATCTTTGCCTTGAAGAAAGTCAATCGTTTTATCATACAAAGGTGTGTAGTAGATACCTCTTGCATGTTCTGAACGAATCAATTCTTTTGGAACATTCAACTGAGAGTATGCAAAGTTCAATGACCGATTCTTATGATCTCTTTTGTGTGGTTGGCCTGATGGTTTCTTTGCTACATACCATTCAAAATACTTTCGTGTATGATTTGTTTTCAACCACTCACGAATCATATACCGTGTTTCTTGTAATGGTTCAAACGATACAGAGCCAGCAGTAAAGCCCATTGGTTGCCAGTAATCAAGATTATCATACTGAGATAACCCACCAGCCTTGGTCTTGCCATAGAGTGATGTTGTTGTTACTGATACCAATTTGTCTTTGTATAATTTCTCCCACAGTTCTTGAATAGGATCAGAAAGGCAAAGCAATGCTAATAATTTACCACCGACATAGTTATAACCAAGAGGCTGTAATGGTACAATCGTAGAACCAATCGCAGTATGATTGATCATTCGACCTTGTGTCTTGAGTTCTCTCGACCAACCAATGTAATTATCTCTTGGTGTAAGATCAAGAAAGTCAGATGAAATACAAATCACACCAAGATATTTCTGTGTAACTTTATCTTGAACAATGAAGTTTAGATTACGACCGATGTTTGCATTGTTTTTCATCGTAGACGAAAAGGTACGAATACAGTTCCACAATTCAGGCAAGTCATCTTGTTTGTTTGCATAGATCAGTTCAGGTTCTAGTGCAAGGTAATCATCAGGATCATTTTGTATCCAGAAGTTTGATTTGATTTCTTCGATAGCTCGCCGTTGTTTTTCATCTTTCAGAAAAACTTCTTCGTCACCCCAAAGAGTTCTCACCCTTTCAGTAGGGTACTTTTCTTGAACTTCACACCACTTTTGAAAGAGTGTATACTCACGAACATCCATCTGAGAAACTTCAGATAGTTCTCGAATTACTCTTTCTTTGAGTTCATCGACATTTATATTTTGAAACTCAAGACCAGAATCTCGCCACTTTTGCCATTGAGTTTCAACATCATCTTTTGGATCGAAGCTATACGCCATTCTTTTGGTTTCTCACAATTTTTTTAACAATCTTTTGTTGTTTACGGCGAGCAACATTTAATGTAGCTGCACCAACATTATCAACAAAACGAACACCATTCATGTGATCTAACTCATGCAGGTAACATCTTGCAGTAATGCCTTCTAATCTAGCCTGAACAGTATCGCCAGTTGGTTCTGTAAACTCTACTTCAATCCATTCTGGTCTTTCAAGTTTCAGATACAGACCAGGAAAAGAAAGACATCCTTCGTTTTCTTTGACTAAGTTTGGTGATTGATCAATGACCTTTGGGTTGATACATGCGATAAAGAAATCATCAATACCAAGAACAAACACACGACTTTGAACACCACATTGATTCGCAGAAAGACCAATGCCACCATAAAGTTTCATGGTCATCTTCAATCGTTTTATCAAAGTGTCCATTGGTGTTGATGGTAGAATACCTTTATATTCAGGTATTGGTTGTTTCAGTAGTGGATGATTTTCATCGAGCATCTTAAACGGCTCAACGATTTCTTCTTTGAAAATACCTTGTTCGGTATTAATCGTAAGAACTTCACTCATGTTTTAGAATCCAATCTTCACAAAAATTTTCAGCATCTTCTTGTTTTGAGAAATTGCTACTGTATACATTACCAAATTCATCTTTGAGTGTAACACGAAACATCTTATCAAAGAGGTAAACAACACACTCATACTTAGTGTTCTCGGTAAAAAACTTACTTAATTCTATCATTTCGAAATCCTTTAAGCACTAAAATTAAAAGCCAAACTTATTCTCTCTTTACTATAATTTTTTGGTACCATATGTGTTACATGAGAACGAAATATCAATAAATTTCTTTCGATTGGTTTATATAAACATTTTCCATAATTGAATTCATTTGTTTCTAAATTTTTTAATTCTAACATTTCTTCTACTGGATTAAAAAATATAACAGGTGAACTATTTTCTTCACATCTCAAAAAATAAATTGCACTAAAATGTGAATCAGTATGTATGTGTTTTTCTTGATAATCATTTTCTCTGTAAATGTTAAACCAAGATTCTTTACACTTATAATTATAATTGCTACCTAAAATTTCTGCAAAGTGGTTGACATTATTTTCTATTAAATTTAAAATTTCATCGAACTTTTTGTCGTTTCTCAAGTCGTAAGTCGAAAGTGTATTATACACCATAGAATGCCAGTTTTTACCACCTCTGTTAATTTTTTTAGAAATTTTTAAAATGTGTTCATATAGTTCTTGATTTTCTTCTTGTGTCAATAATTCCTCACAGAGGTATATTGAAGTGGGAAACCATTTCATTACGTTAATATTTTTCATTTCGAAATCCTTGAAAAATTCTTTTCTTTAACAAATCGAATAACGTTCATAAACTTATCTTGTAGAACATCACCCTTATGACTAATTACAAATAGATTCACATCTTCTAACATGTGCAGAATCTTCATCAGTTCTTCTGTGCCGTTGGTGTCAAGTGAAGAATCAAATGTCTCATCAAGTATCAGAAGATTTGTATTGGCAGAGTTACGCAGTTTTGCAATGGCTCTCCAAGTCAGCATCAATGCCATATCAATTCGTTGTTTCTCGCCTTCTGAAAAATTATGGTAAGAAAATTCATCACGATGCCTTGACTTGATTGTTTCTTTAAACGATTCGTCAAGATTAAAATTCACAAAGAAGTCGAGTGATGCTAAATACTTATTGACCAATTTATTGATGATTGGCAAGTATTGTTTGATGATCTTTGATTTGATACCACCATCTTTTAATAATGTAGAGGCTGCTTCGTAATATGTCTTTTCTTCTATTAATACCTTTAAGTGTTCTTGCAACTCAGACAGAGAATCCTTTAGTTCTTTCAGCGATTGTTCTTCTTTCTTTGTTTCTGTTTTAGATTCTCTTAATTCATTTACCAACTTCTGCAAACGAGCAATCATCTTGTTTGTTTCGGTAATTGCAGTATTGGTTGTTGCAATCTCAACCTGTTTCTGATTGATGAGTTTTTGTGTTTCGTTGATTGAATTAAGTTTGTTCTGTTCTTCAAGAAGTTTCTTTTCTAACTCTGAGAGACCATGTTCACATTCAGTAACTTTGGTGCTAAGGGTCTTGAGCTCTTCCTGTTTAAAAGAATCGGCAATGGTTTGCCTACAGGTTGGACAATCATCATGTGATTGAAAGAAACTGATATCTTTTTGAAATTTGGATAAGTTTGTTTCAATTTGCGATTCAAGTTTTGTAATCTTCTTGACCTTAACCTCTGTATCAATTTTACTCGCAACCACCAATTGGAGTTCTTCTGTCTTGGCGGTAAGGGCCTCAACATTGCTGAGTAAGGAGGATACGGTATCGTTATGCAATTGAATCTCTGTATCATATTCCTTCACCTTGTCTTCATTATTCTGTTTTAAATCATCAATGTGTCTCTTTTGTAGGTCATACTTTTGATTTGCAAGATCAATGTCATACTTCTTTTGTGTGATCTCATCTTTATTACCAGACAATCTTTCCTTTGCAATACTATTCATCGTAGAAAAGATTTGAATGTCAAGTAAATCTTCAATGATACTTCTTCGGTCAGAGGCCGAGAGTTGCATGAATGGTGTAAATGAGGCAGAACCAAGAATAACAATCTGTGTGAATGACTTGTAGTTCATCTTTAGAATAAACTTCTCAAGAAACTCTTGGTAATCTTTCATGGCTGCATCTTGATTCAGCAGTTCACCATCTTGATAAATCTCAAACTTATTTGGTTTGATACCACGAATGACTTTGTATGATTTGTTGTTTATATCAAATTCAACCTCAACCACACAATCTTTTTGATTGATTGAGTTTAGTAGTTGTGGTTTATTGACATTACGAAATGGCTTACCAAAAAGAGAAAAACACAATGCGTCTAACATTGTGCTCTTGCCTGAACCGTTCTCACCCACAATCAAAGTGTTATCACGATTGTCGAGTTTCATTTCGGTAAAATAATTACCAGTTGAAAGTAAGTTCTTCCAACGAACATAACGAAAAATCAGCATATAATATTATCTAAATTTTGGTCCTAAAACCCAAACAACAAGGGACTTTCTCTTTCCTTTTGTGACTGGTGCGACACGATGAATGAGAAAAGAAGGAAACAAAATAATACGACCCTTCTTTAATTCAACCGTTTCTGCATCTTTTTCTTGGCCAGTATTGACTTGAAAATCTCCACCTTCAAAATCAACACCTGGTTCATTCAATAAAAATGTCATCGAAAGTTTTCGTGTCTCAATCATATCAGATGGAATATTTTGGCCCATGATCGTGTCTTGGTGAAAGTCATACTTACCAAGTTCATGATCATCATACTCTGTATACTGAAATGTATCATACCCATTCAAATCAAAATTGTAAAATTGATTGTTGATACTTTCAATTACCCAATTCAGACGGTTGTAAATCCATGCCGTGTTTTCATTGTAATTATGAAATTTCACATTTGATTTACGAACTTCTTCATTTGGTGCCTGTGATACTGTAATGTTACCATTGGCATCTTCTTTTCTTGAACCAACTGTTGTACCTCTTTCAACTCCTTCTTTTTCAAAGAAGTCACACATCTTTTTTAATTCATCTTCATTGAAAGCATTATCCCAATAACACCATGGGTAAAATACTTTTTGTCTTTCAGTTGGGTTATTATATATTGTTTTGTAACTATGGCTCATTCTATCATCTCCGAGTTCAGCGCTTCTACATAAAGTTCACGCATCAAGGATTTAAGTTTTTCGTTTTCAACATTCAACGATAAGTTATCAATATACTTATTCAAGATTGTCATTGTATCTTCAGCTTGGTCAATCAAATCTTGATCTTGATCAAAAACAATATCGCTGAAATCTTCAACAATTGAAATGTCAGCAATACCTTTTTTATAGAGTGTGTCAATTACGGTATCAAACAAATAAGGATTCTGTTTGTTTAACACCACAACTTTCACATAACTATCTTTTAGAGAATCAAAATCATAAGTTTTCCAGTATTCAAAGTCATGAATCTTATCATCATACATTACTTTGTTGAACATATGAAACGGGTTCTCTACAAATTCTAACTCTCTAGTGTCTGTGTCAAAGATATGAAATCCTTTTGGGTCGTTGTAGTCCGACCAAGTCATTTCATATGGTGTGCCTGTGTATGTTATCTGGCCATCGGTTGACTTATGATGAAAGTGTCCAGATAACACGATATCATATCTTGAAAATACTTTTTTGTCAACCCCCGTATCTGAAAGTATGCCTTTTTCCATTTGAAAACCGGCAATATCAAAATGCCCAAAACATATTTGAGATTTTGATTCTTTTATCTGTTCAAAGATTTTTACCTCATTCTCATCGCAAAGCCAAGGCACAACATCAACATTCAAACCATCAAAGTTTATTGTTTCAAATGAATCGTAATACTCGACATTATTGTATTCGTTA